TTAGATTGTCCATGATACGGCACTGCATGACTTTCCTGACACATCAGGTCATTGGCACAAATCCCGTCTTTATTGATGATTTTGCCGAGAATACGCCCGAATTTACCCCTGCCACTGCCCTTGGCGGTCTCCAAAGTGATTTGGTAATCCTCTGCTTCGATGAAATCCACTAAGAATTTCTTCGCCAGAAGGCCGTATTTCTTCTCAACCTTGTCTCTGGTACGGGATTCAGGGGTATCAATCCCATAAAGCCGAATGCGTTGTTTAGCAAGTATCACCTTAAAGCCAAGGTCTATATCGCAATCTACTGTGTCTCCATCGATAATTCGCGTGATTTTTGCCTTGTATTGGTACATTCAGAAGATTCCAGCTAGAACCTGAACCACTACCGCCGCCACGACCAACCACGCCAGCTTCTCCCATCGGGCTGAATGACTGGAGGTGAGTTCCTTTAGGTGTCTTATCTCTGTGATTGCCTCAGACCAACGCTCACCGCATTCTTTTTCATGCGCCTCTATGCGTTTTAAGGATTCTAAGGCTATGTCCATTGCTTTCTTGTCCACCACTGATTGCTTTCTGTTTCTAGCCACCAACAAAGAATACCCGCAATTTCCACAAAAAAATAGTGAAGCAGTGGCTCGTTTTCCTGATGTTTTTCATTTCACCCATCAAAAGAAACGGAACATCGATCAGTAGGGGACTAGAAAATATAGAACCACCACTCCACTATCCCACGATCATCACACTGATATCAGCTGATCTGTAATCAGCTACTCTGTAATCAGCTATTTATAAGCTAAACCCCAAAAAATATTCTGTAATCAGAGTCTCTGGAATCAGAATCTCTATAATCAGATCGCTTCCAGCGGGGATTATAACGACACAGTATAGGAAGACACAGAGTTTTGCAAAAAATTTTTCAGGCATGGGACTCCTAGCCTGTTTTCTCAGAAAAAAAGGGCTGATCACGATGCTACATTATGGTAACAGCATGGAAACTAAGGTTTTTATCAGAAATTAGTAATTATTTGAGCGGATTACTAATACTAAGTTCAGCTGAAGTGGCCTGATATATGCGCGGGGGTGGGGCCTAACTTATTGATTTATAAGGATATTTTGGTTTTATCAAAAAGGCCACCCTATGTTAGTGAGCACTTACTTATATGCCTGTTTTGAGGTCGAAGTGGGAAATCAGAGCATATCGATAATTACCTCTCCAACGAAGAATCAATGACTTACGAGCGATATCTCGATAAAAGACAGGTGGGAAATAGAGGTTGCAATGTATTATCCTTTATAATCAACAACTTATGTTTCTATTTAACATAATATAGATTATGCGCTTAACAAATTATTGCCCGTTTTTAAGGCCAAAGTGGGAAATCGTGACTATTCCAACTATTGGCAGACTGGTCGCTGTTAGTGGATTTGATCAGCCTCAGTGCTGTTGTTTGCTACAGGATCAGATAAATCCTCTTCCAGAGGCTCTGTATCGCCCTCTGGGGCTGATTCTAGCTGTACCCCTAACGCCAGTAGCTTGTTTTCTAAGTCATCTCTAATCGCATCTGCGCTTCTGTTGTCTTCCTGCGTCAAATGGATATCGTTACGCATTAAACCGCTGACTTGAGCTAAAATTTGTATAGCTTTCAATCGGTTAGGGCCGAAATCATCGTCATCAACGGCCTCTCGAAGCCGTTCCATGACCAAATCTCTCTGAGAGAGCGCCTTTTGCTGCATCCCGCGCTCTCTAGCCGCCACCAGAGCATCAACCCTTGCTCTTACATTGTCTCTAGCCATCAGACGGCTTGCAGCCTCAACCTGCGTCTTCTTGGACGCATCTGGCCCCACATCATAGGCGATACGATACGCTTCTGCTTGGGACTTCCCGCTTGCAAGCTCTCTGCAAAACCTTGCCTGCTTCGGAGTTAAATCTGATGTTTTAGCCATAGCGACAATGGTAGCCCCTTAATCCCATAATTCAACCATGATTTAGCCTTAATAAATAATCATCTAATAGTGTTGTATTGTAGTGCGTAGTAACTTATAATTACTGTGAGTTAAATAAACACACACGGCAAGCGAGGAGACAAGCATGGGAAACACGATATTACAAAAAATTAAAAGCGAAAAAACAAAAGTATTAGCGGAGATGAAAAAAGATTGGGATAAAAAAGAATTTCCTTTAATTCGCTCTAATCAGTGGTGGATAACATATGACGCTGGAAACAACGACATGCAGTATAGCTTTCAGGATGGGCCAGTAACATTGCGCGTCCTGATGGAAATCGTGAAGGAATTGAAATCCAACGGCATCAAAGAAGCCTCTTTCGAGACTAGGTACGACTACTTCAGAAGCGTGAGAGATTATATCGAGATGGAAGATTATGAAGATGGAGAACATGTCACCGTTGACCTTACTCCATTGTTTCAATAGATATACCAGTCCATTTTAATTCCAACTGACGAGTGCTGGATGGTAACCAGCCGAAATCCCGAAGGAGGCGGGATATTGGAAAGCCAAACGAGGAGACTGACATGATTGACATTACTTACTATTTTCTAGAAACACGCACAGAGGACGGATGGCGCGCCGAAGAACGGCCTTCATACTGGGTTAGAACCCGCGAAGAAGCCGAGGCTATGAAAGAGCAAGAAATAAAAAATTGGAAGGATTACCTAGCTAATGAGATAGCCACGCAAAATGATCCTGAGATTAAAGATCATTGGAAACAAGAATTAGCCAAAGCTGATGATCGTTACAAAATAAACCAAAAAGTCATTAAATATACTCATGCCAGCGAATACGGTTACTCAGATGTTCATGCTTACGAGATTGTCAAAGTAATCAGCGACAAAACTATTGAAGTTCGTGAGATGAAAGCAACGCATGACATAGCGCATCTCAAACAACACGTTGGTGGCTTCTCAGGTCACGTTGAAAACCAGCGCGATCAAAAAGTAACTTATGAAAGCGATAATGACGCTCCTGTTTTTCGCATCAGGCGCTCGAAGCATGATCTGGAAAAATGGACTTACAAGGGTAGCAGATTTGGACTAACCCCTCGGCCATATGCTTTTTATGATTACAACTTTTAATTCCAACTGACGAGTTGCGGGGGTGATTCCCCCGCCGAAACCGAAAGGTCTTGGAAAATCAACGAGGAAACTGACATGAGCAAGAAAATCGAACGAGTAGACGGCCAGTGGAACAAGACCGATGGCACGAGTCTGAAAGGCCACCTCACCGCTTCCTATGCGGAGATTGTTTCAGTATTGGGACAGCCCACACATCCAGTAGAGAAAATCGATGCTCATTGGAGCTTTGAGGTAAACGGTGAGGTTGTGGTCACACTCTACAACTGGAAAAACGGACGGGTCTACAACGGGCCTAAAGCACCGCCAGTAGAAAAGTTGAAGTCATGGAACATCGGTGGGCATGACTCAAAAGCGGTAAAGGCAGTGTCTGAGCTTTTTCCAACTTCCAATGTTTATTCCTCCAACTGAGGAAATAAGAGGAAAATAAAATGAAATTTTATGTTGAGGGTGAAAGAACGACAGTTACTACTGTAACGATAGTTGAAAAAATTGCTGGAGAAATAGACATCACGAAAAAAGAAGTTCTAAGGACTACAGACTGTCCTGCTGTTTTGGATGGTGACTCAACGGCTTGGTATGAATACATTTGCGAGGCTCTATCTCAAGGCGCGCATCACAAAGACTGCAACGGGATTAAAAAAGAGACTGTCGAGAAAAAAACCACAATTCATACTGAAGCCTTCATTGATCCAGAATCAATAGACTATTAAAGAGAAACAAGGGGAACTGAGATGCAATTAAATAAAGGAAACTATTGGGACAGCACTGGGACTTATGAACTGATCAACGAGAAACTTGAAAAGTTAATACCAGTTGAGGGGTCGGTTAACGACACAGAAAACAATCCAAAGCTGGAGAGGTTTCGTCTGATGTCAAATGCTTACTATGATTTATTCAATAATGGTGGCAGCAATTCTTGTCATAAAACGGCTTACTACTTTCCAAAAACAATAAGTTTAGCTAAAGAAAACAACTGGGATGCTATCTATGAAATTACCGAGCCGATTATGGATAAGGCGATTTTACTTGCTGCAAAAGAACAGGAAATTATCACAGGGGATTTAAGATGAACCAAAGAAAATATGTTGTTGCAAGGGATGTCAAACTTGCAGATGCCGGATACATAGAGACATACAAAGTAGACGCTTCAAATCCGAGACCTAAAACTAAAGGTAAAATAGTTGGACAAATCCGACAGTCTCTCGGCAATGGGAAAGGCCCATACCCAAGCTCAAAGGGATATTATTATGTGCCAAAAAGGTCGGCTCTGTATGGCGATATTTTTGAAACCATTGATGCAGTAGCTCGTTCGTTAAGGGAGAGCTAAAATGAGCGATAAAATAGGGAGTTCACGCTCCCTTTCTTTCTTAAACCCATTTATTTCTCTTGGCAGACATGAATTTACTCATGATCCCAGTGATTTCTCTTAGAACTTTTGTGGAAATGTCTGCATAGCGAGAGCCAATCATTTTGATCTGCATCCCCTTTTCGGGAAAAATATCATTCTCGCTAGAGAATATGATGCCGCCATCATCTGAATCCAGATACAGTATTTCGATTACTCCATAGTCCTCTTCATCAATCTCTTCATCAAACTCTTCTTGATAAATCCAATAGCCATATGAACTCATCCCGTATCGGTATTCATAATAAATTTCTTCTGTCAGCCCCTGAAACCTGCTGTACTCATCTTTCCACATTCCAATAACTCCTAATTCTTTCTAATTCTGTATTCAAAATTCTGTGTCTCTGAATTAAGAGAAATTAGCTTTGCCCCACATTTAATGTGGAAATGAGTTGCCAGCGGTGTCAAAGGACTCAGCGTCACAACCCTTTGCAAATGCTGTTTTTTTGCGTATTCAAGCACTTCTTTCATTATTTGCTTGCCAGCACCTACCCTTTTTTTGTTGCTCCAAACGGTATAGGCAATAGCAATGTCTGCATTTTTCTCGTACTTGCTGACTCTGCTCATCAAATCAAGCTCTCTGACAGTGTGAGGAATGTCATTGGTAAAAGCCAAACAAACAACCGCCTGAATTTCATCACCCTGCTTTAGACCATAAATTTGTCTATCGAATGAAGTTCTCCACCTGAGACTTAGCTCAGGTCTCACAGGGTCTTGAGAGACATCAATGTTGTAGAGTCGTACAAAGTTGCTTTTTTTCTGAAACCAGCCGAGTGCTTTTTTAACGATTGGAGTCATATTGGAGCTTTTGTATCTTTTTTCTTTAATTTTTTGTGGCTTGTTGGCTTCTTGCCGAATATTCGGTCAAACCCTTCATCAAAACGCTTTTTATCGACTGGTCTTTGTTTGCTTCCCTTACTCATCTGATACCGCCTTCTTCATTTCATTCAACCCCATGTTGCGTTTTTCCACCGACCAAGAACTGAGGTGTTTCAGAACGCCAGTCCAATAGGCTTTCATGTCTTGACTCAGAGGTTTCTGTAAAACCGCCTTCACCGCCTTAATGCGGCGTTTTTTAATGGCGTTTTTGTTCATCCTTCTGCTTCTGCTAGTTGCTTCTCTTTTTTTTCCCAAGCATCAAAGAGTTTATTTTCAAGATTTCTCATGTATAGCCAAGTTTTTCGAGCAAGTTCTTCAAGTTCTTCAAGTTCTTCCTGATCCATCTTTTCTGTTGATATAGAAGGATATGTAATCTCTTGTAAGCCTAATAAAACAAGACTAAGCCTATTCATATGCAAATTAAAATCCTCAACTTCATCATCAGTAAATTTTATGACGCTACATACCTTCTTCATTTCTTCATTAGATTGATGATCTAAAATGGTCTTTATTATTTTTTCCGACAGACCTAACGGATTGTCAAATGCTTGGTTTTTATTCATTGTTCCACCTCAATAAGTAAATCTATGTAATGGCGAGCTTTTTTAAGATCATCAACACCACCCTTGCTTTTGTATCGGCAAATATACTTCACGACATTACCTGCGCCGTAGCCGAGATTATTGAGTTCTATGAACTCAAAAGGCTGAATAGCTAGGTCTTTGTAGTGGTCGCCACCCACTTGTTCATCTAGTGGATCGCTCATAGATTTAACTCCGCTTGCCTTGATTCTGGTAATAATTCTGTCAGAGAAGAAGAGTTTCCCTTGCGGAAGACAATTACAGGCTCTGCGTTTACGCCAGATTTTTTTCTGCTACTGATTTCATAGCCTATGATTCCGCTCAGATAACAATTAGGTAAATTGTTAACAGCATAATCTATAAGCGGAATGCAAATTTTATTGTAGGTGTGATTGGCGTAACAATCTGAAATGTTCAGCATCATAGTCCCTCCGTGTTGCAAAGACATCCAAGAGTTTTTGACCATAGAGAATAAAAAAGACTTCATCCAGCAATTAAATTTTTTGTACATCAAGTAAGACTGGTTAGCGCCTTGGTATTTTTCAACTTTCCAGTAAGGGGGGCTGGTAAAAACTAGATCAAAGTACCCCTCCTGTGGGCAATCTATTTCACTGCCCTTGTACTCGAAAGCAACCTGTAAATTGCTTTCGTAGTTTTTTTGTTGCAGCGCATAACCAGCAAAAACCATTGGGTTTACATCGCGGCAATAATAAAAATCGCTGTTGCTGGCAAGCGCACCACTGAGCCGATCACCCCAGCCACCGCAGGGGTCATAGATTTTTCTTGCGTCAAATAGTTGGTAAACAGCCTTAGCTGCGCTCGGTCTGAACTGACTAGGAATATAGCCTCTCATGGTCAATGCAGAAGCATGACTATCTTTGTAGAAAATAGAGCCTTCTATGTTTTTTCTCAACTTTTCGTCATACCAAGCTCTGATCGGGCTGGGAGCAGTATTGCTATCACAACTGATCCTCGTTTGCCAATGAAAAAAATTACTGCTTTTGCTGCCAACATTATTTTTTTTAATCACATAATCAATAATTGCATCTTCAGGTAAGTCACTGCGGCTTTTCCAAGATTTTTTTTCTATTAACTCTAAACAGTTCATGTTGCTTAGTTCGATGTAATCGAGCATGGCTTCTTTTTCGTTGCAACGTGAAAGTGGAAATTCTGGAATATTGAAAGAAGACATCACGCCGTTCTCCAAACTCTAACGCCTTTCGACCCGTCTTCAACGACTGATCTTGCTGTCAGAACCACGCCCTTGTTGTTTTTTAAATAACTCATTCTGTTTGTCAAAACCTTGTAAGCATTACTGCCTGCAATGACCCCACGAAAATAAACACTATCACCCACCTGCAACTGCCGAATCACGGCAAACGGGTGGCCCTCATCAAATCTTGAAGAGGGCATCGGGATGTGTTTGTCAATTTTTGGGTATTCAGCCATCAAATGTTTCACACTCGTAACAAAGCACACGCTCATCTTCGCCTGGTTCTTCTCCCAAGTTATAATAAAAGTGTCTGCCACACTCTTCGCAAGACCAATGATCTGGCGGATCGATAACATTTTCGGGTATGTCCCACATCAATATTCTCCTAACAATAGTCCCGTGGTGTTAGCTCGCCGTGATTACTAGCAGACCACTCCTGACTGGTCTGCCTACGAGTTCTGAAAAAGCCCTCATGCTGCGGATAAACTTTATGAAACCGCCTGGCGTAAAACGCTCGGTAGTTGTTGTTCAGTTTGAAGGTGGATTTGCCATCTCCACCCACCGAGTCGCACTCCCATCTGATTCTTTCAAATATGGCGTTGACAGAGTAATGCTGAAAACCACGATTAATTAACTCCATCGTAAAGCGCACAAACAAGTCCCAGACTTGCGGGTTCTCACCGTGAAAGGCTGAGACCTGCTGTCGCATTTGCTCTAATCTGCTATCAGAACGGGAAGTCATCATCTTCAGCTTCTTGCGCTGGTGCTGGTTCTGGTGCTGGAGCCGCCACAGCCTCTGTGTTGCCCTCAAACAAATGATCATGCTGTGAGGGGTAGTAAACATCGCCTTCTATTTTGAAATACTTGTCACCGTTCTTCGAGGTGTTCAGCCATGCAGCAAGGCCCACTCGTGGCCCCTCATCTGGATTTTCACCATCAGACTTAAAAGCCTTGTTCCGATACAAAACCACCAGCGTCTGCAACATCTTTTCGTTCAGCACGAGGTGACCACGGTAGGGCGGTTGTTTATTATTTTCATTTGATCCATCGTTTTTCCATAACCCACCTTGTTTACTGCGCGGGTATTTTTCATAATCAGCCATTCTTTTTCTCCTTTTGCTTTCGCAATAGTTCATAAAGTTGCTCTATTTCAAGAGCGCGAATTTTGTCTAAGCGAGCGTTCAGTTCCTGCACTTCTTCCTTGAACCCCGCGTTATACAAAGTGATAAGTGTTTTTTTGTTCTCACCGCTACTTGTAAATTTGTCAATCCAGCCAGCCACTGTGTCCGGATCACCAGCCTTTTTCTCAGAGCCTTCAGGTGGTAAAGAAAAACTGGCAATGGTCATGTAAATAAAATCAATAACGCCTTTAATGTTTTCTGAGGTCGCTGAGGCAATAAGCGTATTTTGCTGACTCATTCTTTTCTCCAGAGGGCTGATGTCTTTAGATTTCTTTACGGGAACACTTTTCAGTTTCGGCTCAGGTTTCGGCTCAGGTTTCGGCTCTGCCTTTGACTTTTCAGGCTGTTTGCTTGAGCTTGGTAAATCTTCATTGGCGTAGATGTAATGCCCAAGACCAAAAATGCCTAACGCCTTTGTCAGGCATCGCATCTTGCTGTCTGAGATGTCTCTGGCATTTGGTGACTTGACCGCGGCACTCTTGTAATCCATCACGGGTAACCACATAGACCTCTGGCATTCGCCAATGGTGACGGTGCAGTGAACAGTCATGCTCCCATCGTCATGGGTCTCGTTGTCCGCAAATTCAAAAGTCGATTTGGGGTAATGCTCCATCAAAATCCCCCATGCCCACGCCCAACTCAGATAGGTCAGGTTGCCTTTATCTTTGGTGTATTCATTACAGTTCACACTGCTGAGTGTGTCCCAGATTTTTTGGTACGTTAATTCCTCGCTCACTAGTCTTTTCTCCTATGTAAATTGTTCCTGTGCTTTTTTAATGATTATTTCTGTCAGTTCTTTGACACTGAGTTGGTCAAACAAAGTAAAAGGGATTTCGGTTATGAAGTATTCGTTCATCGTTATGACAACTTTTTCGTTCACTAACTTCATGCCAAGATTGGCATTTTTGAACTGCTCTTGACCCCAGAGGCCCAACATCTTCCTCTCAATCTGATCTTCACCATGAAATTCAACAGTGATGGCTTTATCAAGATCAAATGTCGTCATTTTTTTCTACCTGTTGAAACTCAAAGCCAGTAAGATTTTTATATTCATCGCTATCCACTGGATTCCACTGCTGGATGAAAAAGATTTTTTCTTTTACCCACCTTAAAACTTTAAACATCCGGTCAGACCTATAAACAATATCTTCTCTTCGCCACCGGAAAACATACGATTTATCAGCAAGAAGTTTTTTGCACAAAACCAATCCACCAACATTTACATGATCAAATTTCGTCATTAGCCCTCTCCGAATATTCTTTATACTGACTGCAAAACGGTGCAACTTTGCACCAGTCCTCGCATCTCACTCGTTTGCCCTGGCGATGTTCAATAACATGCTTGCTGTCCATGCCATTTGTCGGGTCAGCGGCCCATTCGATGGCTTCTTCCATAGAATCCAACAACCTGCTTGCTCTCTTGTGAGTGGAAGACTTCATGACCGCGAACTTCTCTGGACGCTCCCACATCTCTTCAGATGTGCAAAGCGGAAGCTCCTCACCGATAAGCGAGGAGTAAGCGGCCTCTTGATGAAGGGCAATTCTCTTATCAACATATGCTCTAGCTTCTTCTTTTGGCCATAGAGGGACAGGAAGTTGCATAATAGGTGCATGAGGGTAATCAGGTTTGCCTACTTCTGAAGCCTTCCAGTCTCTCAATATGACAAGAATGTAAAGCTCAGAGACTTTTATCCCTTTTGCTTCTTCAAACATCAGGCGGTAAGAGTTAGTTTGTTTTGCCCACTCATCCTTAATGCCGGAGTTCTTTTTGTTAAAAATAATCCCGTACACTCCAGTGACCTTGTAATCGACAATAATTACAGTTCCATCTTTTTTGTAAATCACCAAATCGATAGCGCCAGATGTTCTTAATCCGCTTGGGTGATCCCAAAAAATGCGTTCTTCTGTGATTGCATTGTCGCCAACAGCATTTTCCATAATATTGTGAAAGCCTGTACCGAGCGCAGAAAATACCCTGTCTGAGACAGATTCTTCAATCTCATCGCGGTGAGTCTTCATTAGCTGTGCAATTCGTGGGCTGTCTATCCACGCTGTTGGTGTGATGTCTGCCCCGCCGGATGTATAAGCATCATGCGCCAGAGCCTGATATATTGGCTCCAGCAGACCAAGATCGTTTGTAACTCTAGCCCCCACGAGACACTCGCCAAACTCTAATCTGTTGCGTGTTGTTTATGCCTTTCTCAAACGCTATCCGAAACTTGTAATGAGGGTGTTTTTTTGAGAACCTCAAACACCTCATGCGTACACTTCTGATTTTTTTATCTAATTCTTTTTTTGTGCTTCCCGTAATCGAGATACTGTCGCCGACCCGTAATTCTTTCAGCGGGATTGGCCCCAGGTCAATTCGATCACTCAACCCTTTCGGCAGAGGCACGTTTTTCTCTATGCGTATCATGCTTGCTCCATTGCGTAGTCAGTTTACTGTTACGAAGTGCCGAGTATAACCGTGAAAGAGTTGCAATGTAAAGCCAGAACCGTTTCTTTTGAAATCAAGGGCCAGCCCTACAGTAAGGCCAATTCCAGAAAGCTCGTAAGTATTGGCGGTAAGCCGAGATTTATTAAAAGCGCACCTGCAAGGCGCTACGTTACTGACTTTCAGTCACAATGCCCTCAGCTAGATGAATTGTTGGAGGGCGATCTGGAAGTTGAAATAAGCATCTTTTATTCGACTAGAAGACCAGACCTTGACTCCAGCTTAATTCTTGACTGCATGGAAAATCACATTTACAAAAATGATAGACAAGTCAAACGACAAATCTTATATTGGGGGTTGAGCAAAGAAAATCCGAGAGCAGAAATTCGCGTGACTGAGATTGAAATAAAAAATCCCCAGCGACCGCCAAAGTGGAAGCTGGGGATTTACCAAGTCAGCGAGGACTGACAGTTAAGCCGCCGACCAAAGCGACTTAGACACGGATTATAAAGAAAATTTTTTAAAAAAACATCAGCGAGGAGACCAACAATGATTGACGACATAGAACTGGCGGTAATGAACTGCTATCAAGATTCAAGAATTTCCTGCCCTGCCTGTTCTGATTCCAGAAAAAAATCAAAAGAAAAAACACTCAGTATCACAATTGATGGGCCAGATAAAATCTATCATTGCTTTCATTGTGAGATTAGCGGAAAGATTAGCGAGAAACCTTACAGCGCACCAGCATCTGATCCATTGGAAGATTTTCTCAAAACGCCGGGCCAAAAAAATGTCATCGAACTCCCCTCAGCAACTCACGATAGAGAGCTTAGAGATTTTATGACGAGTAGGGGTATTTCCGAAAAAACTTATAAAAATTTCAACGTCACCACCGATATCAGGTGGTTTTCTAAAAACGAAGGGGAGCAATTGGCCGTGGGCTTTGTTTATGGTTCTGCAAAAGAGCCTAGCGCCGTTAAATGGAGGGCGTTGAAGGACAAAGCGTTTACGCAGAGTGGGGCGGCACAGACATTGTATGGACTCGAAAATCTGCCAGAAGAGATGACAGATAATCCGCTCGTGATATGTGAAGGTGAGCTAGATGCTTTAAGTTTTGCCGAGGCTGGCATTCCTGCGGTGAGCGTCCCCAACGGCGCACCAGCGAAGTTCTCACGACATGATGATGGGATTAAATATAACTACCTGTGGGAAGCAAGAGAGCTTCTGGAGAGGTCTGAGAAGATAATCCTAGCTACTGATCATGACGGGCCTGGCGATATCCTGAAACAAGAACTCGGTCGGCGGATAGGGCTGGGAAAATGCTATGAGGTTAAGTTCACAACTGAACTGAAGGATGCCAACGCAGTGCTGTGCGCCGAGGGCGGAGATCGATTGCGGGAAATTATCGAGGCCGCTACCCCCATGCCATTGTCAGGTGTTTATTCAGCAAATGATTATAATGATCAAGTAGATGAGCTATATGAGGCTGGCGGCACAGGTCAGGGATTGTCAACGGGATTTGAGTCCCTTGACAATCTTATCACTGTAGCGCCTGGCCTTTACACAGTTACTGGAATGCCGGGACACGGCAAGTCAGCCTGGATCGATGCGGTGATGGTGAATACAGCAAAACTTCACGGCATGAGATGGGCTATCGCTTCTATGGAAAATCCCGTGAAAATTCATGTACTGAAGTTGGCCTCAATCTACATCGGTAAACCATTTTTTGAAGGCCCGACACAACGGATGTCTAAGTCTGAATTGCGAGAGGCGATGCAGTGGATCGATGACCATTTTGTTTTTTTGGAAAATCGAGATGGCGAAGTTGCCAGTCTGCAAAGCATTATTGACAGAACCAAGAGCGCCATTCTTAGAAAGAATGTCAGTGGCTTGGTGATTGATCCCTATAATTGCCTTGAGTCAAAGCATGAGAGCGAACATCTCGGAATTTCGGAGATGCTGTCGAGAATCACGAGCTTTAGTGCGGCTCACCAGCTATCCACTTGGTTTGTTGCCCATCCGACCAAACAGCCCTACGATGCAAAATCAAAACCTTTAGATGGAAATGCGATAGCTGGCAGTCATGCATGGAACAGCAAGAGTGATGTAGGCGTTTCTCTATTTTTGGAAGGCAACGACAATCAGCCGATTGTCAATATTTGGAAATCGAGATTTCACTGGATTGCGAAAAGAGGGCAACAGAGATTGCAATACCATGTGGGGTCAGGTCGGTTCAGCGATTTGCCCGAAGAAAATTTTGACTGGGATGTCACATAAAATCTAACACCCAAACAAAAAGGAGCATCCCAAAAAAAATCGGGCAATGCTCCTTCTTCAGAAAACAACAAAAAAGACCTTTACATTTTTTTGAGTGTCTCTCGAAGCTCATTTTCCCACTGCTCTTGTTTTCTTTTAAGCCTCTCAACAGTTTGATGAATCGTTACTGTTAAAAAATCTATACGAGCGTCAGATACATCAAGAATCGCTTTTGCTTTGTTCAACCTCTCGATGATCTCAGTTACGCTCATTCTTGGCTGTTCTGACTTTTCTTCTTCTTGTCTACGCCGAGATTCCTCAAGTGAAATTTGTGCCACCCAAGAATCGCTGTCATCTTCGATTGAAATTGTAATGTCCTCAGTCATTTTATTTCCCCCCGTTTTTTGAAATGTACTCTTTGCAAGCATCTATACCCACATTGTCGTAATCTGGCCAGATCGGGTTATCACCATAAACATTATTGCAATATAGAGAAAATTGCTCTAGCTCATGTCGGTAATCTCCTGCGCCGACCCAGCCCAAAATATATATGAAAATTAAACCGAAAAATATTTTTACAATCAGACTCATAGTTTTTCTCCTTTGAAAGAGACAGCCTAAGCTGCCTCTTCCTTTATTGATGATTCAGTTTGTAAAGACTGGAGATAGTTAAATGCTTTTTGAGCGTCAGCAGAAGCCTTGAAGATAAAATCTTTATTATCGTTAAGGGCGCTCAACCAGCTAGAAATATATTGCGCGTGATCTGCACGAACCGTTATTTCCAATCCTAACTCCACCGAAGCAATCGTGGCTCCAATTTCAGCCACCAACTCTTCGTAAGCGTAATCATGATCTCCAAAACTCTGGCCTTTAGTACGATTCAGTCTGGTCTCCGAGCCTGACCAGTGAATTAGCTCATGTAAGGCAGTTCCGTAGTAGGTCTGCGTAGCAGAAGAAAATTCAGTTGCCGAAAAATTTTCCCTATGAGGAAGATGAATCGAATCGCTCAATCTATTGTAGTAAGCCCTGCCCTGTGCGCTGTGAGTAATGTTCGCTCCAGTGGCATCGATGAACGAATCGATGTTCGCCAATCTCTCAGTCAGGTCAGGACGATTTTCAATTGCTGGCTCTTCCCATCCATCCACTTGCGCCGATGAAAACACTGCCGCTGGTTTGAAATATTTGCCGACAATTTTTTCTTTATCATCTTTATCTTTGATGATGACGGGAACGCTGATATGTGTCGCCTTCGATCCCTTTTTGACTTGAGCGCCTAATGCTTGCCACTGATTATAAGTCGCCCAATAAGTGTGACCCTTTAGTCCCAGCCATAAAGCGTTCAAGCCGTTGTATTTATTTTCTGTCTTTGCGTTTTTTGGCGAACCAGCTAAATCCGCAAATGGTTTTGTCCAATCTTGCCCATGCTCTTTTATCAGAGCAACGATTTCGTCTGTTATTTCTTTTTGAATGTCTCGTCTGGCCATTGGTCTGTCCTCACTCTTGTAAATTTATATTAATATTACACTACTACGAATTTACTGTACAACATTATTGTTAATAATTTTGTAGCCCTCAGAACCTCTTAAACCCTACAGTATCGACAAGAAAAAATTCACCATCTTTTTCTAAAACATCGCCAACCGAAAGACTGTAAAGTTTTCCTAATTTATTGACCCGATCAGTTTTTTCGCCCACATTCAGAATATGAAAAGTTTCGTCCAAATCATTTGATTCGACAACCGCAACTTTTTCGTACTGGTTAAACCATTTCTCGATTGCGATTTCACCGAATGCTTTATCTGCATATGCTGTTGTTTTTTCAGTCGCATCATAACCCTCACGTTTTACAATCTCTTTGTCTTCCTCATTGAGATTGAACTGATATACGCTGATCATTTTTTTTCTCCCGTTTCGTTATTCAATATAGTGAGTATATAGTAACGATACTACGGTTCAACAATTAATTTAGTTTATTTTCAAAAATATTAATAAAAGAGTGTTGTATTGTAGAATCGTATCGCCCCATCTCAAAATTAAAAGGAAGTAACCACTAAGCCTCGGTCTTTGGGCCGAGGCTTTTTTAACTAAGAAGAAAGCGTGAATACCTTTAGCTTCTCAGATTTTCCTTTTACTTCTATCGAATCCAGATACTCGACCATATCCGGTACTGCTTGGGCGGTGGTCTCACCGATGAGGACATCCTGCTCGTACTTTCTCGAACTGCTTTCATACCGGGCAGCCGCGTTCACGCTATCCCCCAAAGGCGAATACATGAATCGGTTGTGACCCCCGGTGTTTCCAATCACCGCTGGCCCCGTATTGATCCCGATGCCTATACCAAGGCTGGGCAATCCCTCTGCCTCGATCTCCTTGTTAAGTTTCTCCAAGGCTACCAGCATCATGGCAGCACAGGTCACAGCCCTTTCCTCATGGTTATCGCAGTCTACTGGTGCGTTCCAAAGGGCGAAAATACAATCCCCCATATAGGTGATGACCGTTCCATCTAGTGACAACACCACATCAGTCAGGACAGAAAGCAGCCTGTTGATGAGGGTCACTAGACCCTGGGGATCATTACTTCTCTGAAAACGCTCCGAGACAGGGGTGAAGCCCACGATATCTACAAAAAGGCAGGTCAAAATTTTGGTATCCCCGCCGAGCTTCATCAGGCTGGGATCATCGATTAGCTGTTGCACCAGCTTGGGGCTGACATACGTCCCAAACATCCCTCTGATCTGGAGCTTCTGTCGATATTCAGAGATCATTCTTTGACCAACCCCCACCGACCCGATGGTCAGGCTGCAAAAAACAGGCCATGCCGCATCCACCAGAATACCAAGTCTCAGGTAGCCTAAGACCGATCCTGTTGCCGTCAGAGCGCCGACAACGACAATGCCTAGTGGAACACTCATCACAGGCAAACGGCTTGCAGAGAAGGCTGTGAGCAGTCCTATGACTAATATCAGCAAGACTTCTCCACCCAAGGCCCAATCTGGGCGAACAGGCGAGGTTCCTGCCAACAAAGTCTCGAACAGGGTCGCTTGAATCTCATGTGGAAACATAAGACCCCTTGGAGTAGGTACGAGCGGGGTAATACCAGCCGCAGTCACACCGACAAAGATGATAGTACCTTCTGTCGGTTGCTGGGCAAACGTGGTTCCCCAATCAACCCAGACCCTTCCTGCTGAATCGGTATTGATGGTATCGAAGTTAGGCACTCTAACCGCTTCTATGCCTGTCTCAGAGCCTCTGACTTGGTAAGAGGGGTCACCAGCCAGTCCACGCAAAACATCAAGCCCTAGGGCCGGATACAGGCTCTCACCAACCCTGACCACCATAGGCACTCGTCTAACCAGACCATCGACCTCTGGGGCCGTGTTAACTATGCCCGTACCGATAGCTGAGTCCTGCAATACCTGCACATTCGGCAGGATGCCAGGGTAGTTAATGGCGTTTTCATTGACCTGACCCAGTGTGGCTACGCCGATATGCCAGCCTTCCTGTCGATCTGTGTCTGTAGTGGCTACGGCTGAGAGAAATGTTGGCAATTGCCCCATGCTCTCCGCAAATTCAGCATCACCCCCAAATCGGTCTGTTTCAGGAAACAAGACTGAGTAAACGACTGCTGCTGCCCCTGAATCGAGAAGATAACGGTTAAGCTCTGCAAGTTGCTGACGAGGCCAAGGCCACTGACCCCCTTCGGCTAATGCATCTTCATCTATATTGTAAAGGGATATGTTCTGGCTTTGCACTGGCTCGCTGATTGTGAGCAGAGCATCAAAATACTTGAGTCTCAGAGTTTCTACAGGCCACGGATCGACAACACGAAGAAGCAACAATCCAGCCAGCAAAGCAAGTAAAACCTTCAATGTACGTCATACTCCCACCACTGAATGATCGCAGACCACGGTATGATCATCGGTGTGTTAATAATATCAGGGTGTTTCTCGTAAATATCAGTAGATAAAATCAGACACTCTTCATTTTCTGTAGATATCACATACCCCACCGTTGATCGAATAACAGGAAGAAGCTCCATTGCATCTTTCGTTGCTACATCTTTTGGGTCGATCCACGCATCCTCCCAGATAACCTGAGCGATTTTGTGTCGAGTGCTAAAACTGTCTACCATCGAACTTTATTTGCCCAATAAGCCGCAGACATCTTTCCTTTTTTGATATTTTTTGCGTGTCGAGCCTTAAAAGATTTTCGTCTAGCTTTCTGCTTGGCTGACTCTCCAGCTTTTGGTTTTCCAGCGGTCTTGACCCCCTGTTGCCCAAACCGAATGGTCTTAATCTTATCGCCTTCTTTTGCCACAACGATGTGAGACTTCTTTGGATGATTCGGGGTGCGCTTTGGTTTGTTAAAACCAGCTACACCCGCCCTCGCTAATCTTGGATCTTTTTTCTTTGGCATCACTTCCCAGCCTTTCTGTATTTACGGGTTTTTTTGGCTATCTTCTTAGGTTGTTTACTGACTTTTTTGCCCTTCTTAGTATCTTCTCGTTTCTTTCGAGTGGTTGCAGCGTATTCTTTAGAAGATAGCGCCTTAATTGCAGCACTCGGTAAGTACCTTTCGCCTGTCTTTGCTGAAGGCTTACCACTTTTAGTACGCCATTTCTGCTTTGTCCAGGCTTTGAGGGACTTTTGAGATTTTTTCAAAGCCATTACTTACCCCACTGACTCTTGGCTTTTTTCTTGGCAGTCTTGCTCAAATCGCCGTAATGAAAAATAGGCTTGCTCGTTTTAGTGTGTGTTTTGTTGGTGTGCAATGCACCATCAGGCATCTTGTGATATGAACCCTTCCATTCCTTACCGTCTTTCAGGTAATGCTTAACATTCATTCCCATTATTTGTAACCTCCGCCTTTTGCCTTGTACTGTTTAGCAAGCATTTGAGCTTTTCTGGCTGACCATTGACCTGCCTTGCCACCTTTAGTTCCTGCTTTAATCTTGTTAAACAGGTTTTTTCTCATGGTAGGCTTTGTGTAATTGCCAGCCTCATTAACTTTTGACTTAGTTTTAGTTTTTTTCTTTGGCATCTTGACCCCTAATCAAACTGATTAATTGTGACAGTTTTATTGCAATTAGATGTGCAATCAAGGGTTACTGTGTAACCTTTTGCACTTACCCCTGTTTGCGTGGCATTAACCGTATAGTTTCCTTGGGCTACAGTAATATTAGAAACATGAGCGCCATCCCCGCTCTGAGTTAGATTCACAGTGGAATTGTCGCTTGGGTTATTCTTAAACTCGATATCCCCATCTTTATTGCCTGAACCGCTCTGAGTAATCGTGGCATCGTTATTGTTACAATTATTACAAGACTTGATATAGGCATTGTGATCGCCTGATCCTGATTGAGTTACAGTCCATGCGCTGTCATCACCAAACGCATAAAACTTGGCGTAATGCTCACCTGATCCTGATTGAGAAATGGTGTAAACATTATCATCGCCTGACATATAAACTTCAGCTTCCAAGTCATCGCCCGTTTGGGTGATTGTCATTTCGTTATTGTCTTCATCGGCATCTATGTAACCAATATTATCATTGCCATCCTGGTTAATAGTGTACTCATTCCCGGTATGGTTTGTGTATTGACTATACGCTTTGGCAAGATTGCCTGTTCCATCCTGATCTATGTCAATAGTGGCGCTGGAGCAGGTATGGGTGGTATAGGTTCCGTTACTGAGACCACACCAAACTCTCGCTGTATTACCCGACCCGATCTGGTCTATATAAATACTGGTATTGGAACCTTTAGTGTCAATCTCTACAGAGTTATCTGATGCCCACAAAGGAAAACTAAGGAGACTGATTAATATAAATCGCATTTTCTCCTCCCCCGTTAATAATAATGTCCAGTTTTTTCCCTGCCGTCATTACAGAAATATTGTACGCATTGCCCTTGTCAAGCTCTAAATCAAAGGTATTTTCCACGCTACGATAAACCGTCAGCACTTCCCCTTCAACAAACGTATAGGTCTGATTCTGTTGATCGAAACCAGGCAGAATACCCTCGATTTGCACTCCGCTTATTTCTGCTACTTCTTTTTTCTCGGTTGCCGATACCTCAATAATGTCCAGTAAGTCAGTCAGGAAATCGACATTCAACAGGTCAATGTCCAACCTGCCAATCTCGTCCTGTAATTCATCCTCGTCCAGTTCATTCTCATCAAGCTCTGTTTCTTCAAGCAAATCCACATCTAGGATGTTAGAAGCCGTGCCTGATTGTTCTTCCACCACCTCGGTAATCTCGTCAGGGGGGCTGACAATAAGCAGGTTGTCGATGAATCCCAGTGTCATATTCGATAACACAACGGGCCGTGTCGGAGCCGCCTCTGAAACAGTGGTCATGGTTGCCTGAAACGGCTGGTTTAATACCACCACACTGGTAGCTGTTTCTACAGTAATCTCACCACTGGAACTCCCGTCTTCATTGGGCAGCAGGATAACCAAGCTACGGCCTATCTCGTCCACAGTAGTAGTAAAATCTGTGCCTCGTATCGCAATAGTCGCGGTGGGTGTGCGGATTGCAATATTTTCTTTGTTAATCCTGCCTAATGCACCTGTAAGGAATCTTGCTGTACCACTTGCCATGTTCAATGCTAAACGGCTACGAGCAGGATCAGGGTCAAACACAAAGTCATCTATAACAATCTTGCTGTGTTCCGTGAGCCTTAAAACGGAGTCGTCCAGAAAAGATATTGCGAGCCTTCCGTTGCCAGTACGCACATCATCGTAACTGGCAATGTCTAAGTCCAATTCTGCTGTAAGAGAATCTGTGGTGTCTTGGCGAACAACCTCACCGATACCGCGAAGCTCGGTTATCTCACCAACCTGAGCATTAACTGCCAGTGGAAAAAGAACTAACAGCCACTTGTGCATTGGTCAACATCAATCACGCCACTGGTTGTAGTCGCAACGATATCAAGCACGTTGCTTACGCTACCGCCGTTACTGGTCTGGTCTACGTCAATATTGTTACTGTTTCCTGTGATATTTGCCGTAATAGAATGATCTGAGTTGTTGGCTTGGGTCGTGTCTATATCGTTAGAATCACCGTCAACCGTCCAGTTATTCACACATCCGACCACGTTGCATGTCACAGCCAGGTTATTTGACGTTCCTGTAATATCGAAATCGGCGTTCGCGGCTGTCGCTGTCGCTGCATCGCCCTGCGTGTAGGTCAGGACATTTGAGTCCCCGGTAGCAGCAAAGTCGAAGTCGGTATTCTGGACATCACCCGTTGCGCCCAGTGCCAGCGTCTGCGTATTGGAATCACCTGTAGAAGACAACGTGAAGCTGGTTGAGTTGCCCTGCGCGACTGTCGCAGCGATCACGTTACTGTCGCCAATCTGGTCGATATCAACAGTCATACCTGTCCCTGTAAGGGAAACTCTTGCATTGCTAGTGCCTATTACGTTTGATCCACCAATCTGGTCTATATTCATCGTCAATGCTGACGACCCACCGCTTTGAGTAATATAAATAGAATTGTTTGCCGCTAATGCAGAAACAGCAAACGCTAAGAACAACAAATAAAAGGCCCAGACTACAAAAAAGTTAATTAAGATTTTCATTTTCGGTCTCCTCTGTTTGTGGCTGGTAATCCCACAAGTCCTGTGCTATGCCCTGATGCACTATTTCAAGCACTGCTTGCTCAATGGCACTCCTGACGGCATAGGTTGCTGTTTCATTTCTAGCAACGCCAGCTTCAACCTCAACTAATTCAGTACCGTTTTCCGTAAATCTGAAGGTATCAAATCCCGTTGACGTTGAATATACTTGTTTGCTCGTAATTACATTTAATAAAATTTGTCCGGTTTGCACCAGAACAACTCTGAGAGCCACTGTAACTTCATCTACGCGATGTTGTGCGTTAAGCCCTATGCCCAGATACCTAGCGCCTATACCGCCACTTCTGAGGTTTGTGTCGTAACCAATGATACCACCTGACATTATCAATCCGCTGAACAACAATGGCTGTAACTGGTTTGCACCCTCGCCGTCATAAGTGCTTCTGGTGGATATAATCAGTTGTCTTTCCCGCGTCAGGGAGTCTAATTCCCCCCGTTCCGCGATTAAAAACCATTTTCCGTTTCCAGCAGCCATGAGTGCGTCAATCAGGAAAGAATCAGCCCCCTGCGTTACAGCAGTAGAAAATAACGCCATGTTATCCGCCGTGGCCCTTTGCCCTGTAAGATCAAGAAAGTTATACACCGATACCACAGCTTTTTGACGAGGAATGGGTAAATTAACCAGTTCTGTCAAAGTAGGGCGCTTTACCTCTGGTGGTGGCGAGCAGTAATTACTCAGCGTCCCGCATCGGTACGGATCAACACTAACACAACCAGAAAGTGCTAATACTGCTAAACATAAAACTAGATACCGCACTCGTCCGTACTACAAATACCGAAAGTTCCCACAGGGATTCTTATTTCGGTAATTGCTCCGTCTGTATCAGTAACTGTCAAAACGATTTCAGTACCTGTATTAACAAAGGCAATGCTATTGCCTTCCAGATCAATAACGCCGCCTGAACCGCCTGTCTCAGAGTTAAACAAAGATTCTGCTAAATCTCTGGAAAGCTGGGAAAAAATTCTTGATTCAAGATTTCTTATAAATTTTGCAAGCGTAGTGTTTTCCTCAGCCCTTAGTGCTTCTTCTGCCTTGGCCTCAGCTTCCTCCCGAAGAGACTGTTTGCGGCTACGCTCCTGCTCGTCAATGGTCAGATAATGAGCTGACTGTCCTATGCCATTAAAAGAAGGGTTTTTGAATTGAAATACAAGATCGCTCGCTACTACAGGAGTCGCAAATAAACTAATCGTTATCAACCACTTTTTCATCTTTCTGCTCCCGTAACTCAATTACTGTATCCAACTTCTGCTGTAACCTTATGATGTCATTATCGAGCATACGACATCTATCGATGAGTTTGATCAACGTGACGTTAGCCTCTGCCAGTTTTGTCTTGATATTATTGGTTATAAAGTTCCATATAAAATGAATCATATAGAGCAGACCCACCGTAGCAACTATTGGAAAGCCATACTCGCTGACCGCTGCCGCTATACCTTCCATCAGTCTCGCCTAGCATCTTCTTTCCCATCGGCTCTGGCAATTCTATTCAAATCGGGCCTGATCCCAAGAACACTACAAATCGTTGCATCAAGCCTGACAATATCATGATTCATGGTTTTTACCCTGTTATCAAGGGCTTGAACAATCCCATGTATGCCGTTGACCTGCCCGATAACGCTTTCCAGAATGTACTTAATAGTCAGAAATATGAAGAACCCTGCAATCAAAGCAATAGCAATGGGAAACCCTACGTCACCGATCAAGGCAAAGGCATCGTTCATTCTTCTTCACCCTTAAACTTCTTAGACTGCCCAGAGGTTCCGGCATAGATTCCAAATACAGCAGCCATAGCACCTACAACAACCGACACCAAACCAGCCTGCTCTAAATTAGGCTCATCAATGGTCATAAACCACATGACAACCGCATATAACAGATAGATATATACACCCACAAACACTCGCGGAAAGATACGCCATGCGTCTACGGTTTTGGCTAGATGAACCCATTTCTGATAAGGATTTACCCCTATGTTGTTAGGAGTTACTTCTACCTCAAGGTCGATTTTTTTCTTTATTGGTTCATTGTCCATATCATTCTTCCGTTGTTTCAGCCTCATCTTTTCGAGTCGGGTCATTATCCCTGTAATATTTAATAATATTAAGAACTTGGCGTATATACCTTCTCACATCTGCAAAATTATTGGAAAGGTTTTCATAGCCCTGAGAACTCAATCCGTAGTAGGCCATAGCTGGCGCATTTCCTTCATCATAGTTTTCAATATATTCCCGCATCACAGAAGGATTCAGAACCGTCCATTCCACCTCAGCGGGAACGACAGACTCTGGTAGGGGCGGGTGATACATAGGTGCAGGCTCGGTGATTGTAACCACCTCAACGGGCCTGACTTCAGGAACAGCAGTGCTTCCCCCAAACAGACCGCCCATTGTCGAACATCCTTGCAGCCATAACAGGCTAATCAGCAGAAACCACTTCATCGAATTGTCTCGGATTTGTTAACGCAGCGAGGGCTTCACCCACCTGCCTTGTGCCTCGGTTAACGGCATTTTCAATTAACCCAGGTCGTGCAATCGCCAGAGAGTTTAAATCATGCCTAGCAAATGTGTTACGTAATTGCGTCACTTCCTGGCGGGCTTCATCATTAGCCTCAGAAAGCTCTGCGATACGCGCTTGATTAACTCTTTGATTTTCCAGTTGCTCTTGCAACTGCGCATTCTGATTAGCAATCGTGGCTTCCAGAACCGCCTGATTGTTCACCGCAGTCTGTAACTCTACCTGTAACCGCTCTATCTGAGCCTTCTGCATATTGATATAGAAGTAAGAGCCTGCGGCAGTGATGATTAGGGCTAATCCTAGAAGCAGACTCAGTTTCATTATTCTGGAACATCTTCTGAAAGATCAGCTACTTCATTTTCATAGCCCTGTCTTTCTGTCACTAACAAGGGGTCTTCGCTTGCAGCCATCCCAATCATAGCCCCCATGTTTAATGAAACGTACTTATCCCATAAAGCTCTTGATGCTCTAAGCGAATCAATTCTTGTTGCATCCCTCATAAGCATGGCAGCTAATTTTGGGTCTAACATTGCCTCTATGATTAATTCATTCTGTTTTGCTTTAGTTAATTTTCCGACCCAAGACAAAACCTGTCCGGCTAAACGCATAGTTCTGTTGTTAGCTAAGACATCTCCCACAACAGTACCAAGAGCGTTTCCCACCGTATTTCTTGCGGTATCAGAGCCAGCAGCCTTTACTTGAGGACTGGTAATAGTCATTGCGCGATCTAGGTCATCAGCTATTTTAGTCATGACGATTAATTGATCGTCAGTCAATACCCTAGACATTCCTCGTTTACCTTTTTCCCCTAAAACTAGGGTTCTAAATTTTGCCTGAGAGAACATTTCTTGACCAGTTAAAGGGTCTCTTTTTCCCAGTGCTCTGTCCCTCATAATGGTCAATCTCTCTGCTTGGTTCACCCTCTGCGATAATCGGCGGTATTGTTCGAGATATGCTTTATAGCCCGGCGACACCTCTTCAATAGCATCATCTAGGGCATTCCTTACATTTTGTATTTCGGCTTTTGCAAGTCTCCGTCCGGACTTAGCTGAGTCGGCTGATCCACTCATATCATCAGACATGTCTTTTCTTAACTCATAAAGCCTATCGGCTTCATCGGCTGAGTCTAGATTCTTGATTTCTTGAAGCCTCTTTCTATAATCAGGCAATGATTGCTTAACCGCATCTCTTGTTCCCCTCGCGCTTTGCAATATGCCATCTATACGACTCAAAACTGGCTCTATGTTAACTACCTTACCTTGTCTTAGAGCCTCCTCTCTCATGGGAGCAGTCACCGCATCTCTAGCCAATCTCATTGTTTCTGGATCACCCAGTTCATCAATTTGAGATTGGAGATAAGCTCTACGCGCTGCGTTTTGCTGGGAAAGCCTCAAAGAAAATAAATTAGGGTTATTAGCTCTTAGTATCGCCTCTGCTTGTAACAAGCCAGCATCCCCATAAATAAGACCCGTTTCAGGGTCTATTTCCCCTCTTGCAGAAGCAACTCCTGTGGTTGGCTGAGAGCCGGGTACTATCTCTTCTGCATCTTCAAGATTTTTTATTGCAAGCTCTGGATAATCAGTGGCTTCTACCAGCTTTCTGCCAGCCCGTCTTCCTGCTGACTTGTCAGTAAAATAAGTAGCAGTATTTGCTATGCCTTTCACTGCTCCAACTGAGAGTGGCGCTGAGATAGCAGTACCAATTCCAGCAATTACTTGACCAACTGGCCCAGCACCTTTCTCGGCGGCATACTGAGAACCACCTCCAGCAGCACCCGCGCCGAAAACCTCATAAGGACTGCTGAGTATTTTCGCTATATATGGCGATCTTGCAGCTATCGTTGGCAAAGTAGCCAATTTTGCAACCAGTCCACCCCCGCCTACTCCTTCTGAAATCATGCCAGAAATACGCTCTGCTCCTGTCTCAGGAGAGGGAAGGCCAAGACCTGTTAATTGATCAGAAGTCAACTGTCTTAAATTCTCGTGGAATCTATACTTTTCTGGCGCTCCAGCCGCTTCCAAGCCATAATTCATTAACATAGCCAAAGGATCGTGAACTATTCCGGCAAGCCCAGCCGCGCCTTGAGCAAGACCTCTTGCAGTGAGTCCCGCACCTCTAGCTACAGAGGGGGCCGCCACCTCAACATCAGCAACAACGTCATCAACGCCATTTTCTGGAACAGGAGAAGGTCGTAATACGCTGTCCCTATAAGCTCGTAGGGCATTCATCGCCTCCTCTCTCTCTGGTGACCCTACAGCGCCATATTCGTTGTTTGGTATGCCTGCTATAACCTGATTGGCGTGTTCTTGGCTGGTAATTTCCATTGGCTCAAGTCCCTCCTAAATCGGCGGCTATTTGGTTTAGCTCATCAGCCTCGCTTATAGACTCAACATTACCGTACCTTCTTTGAAAGTCATCCCATGCGTCTACAACGGCTTGACTCGACCGCCTTGAACCCGGAGAAGCGGCGGGATTCTCGGCCTTTCGCCTGATAAGGTCAATTCTACGTTCATAATCTTTTTGTACGTCTTCATTTTCTACAGCATCTGCATGAGAAATAAAATCACTTATTGCCGAATCTCTGAATCCCTTATATTCCTCAAGAAGATACCCCAGTCTTTCTCTCAAAATGTGTGGCGGAAGCCCCTGTTCAATAGCTCCAGCGGCCCTCACTAAAAATCGAATCTCATTGTCAGAAACCTGCCCTAACGCGCCCCCTGTCGGAGAAGCATTCCGCATTCGTTGCAATCTATCAAAACCAAGATTAGCCTTGAGCGTATCAAGGGTAAGTCCAAGAGCGAACATATCAGTACCGGGAATCCAATTCAAAGTACCACCAATCGCGCCAGCCGTAGTATTGCTCTCTAAAAATTCCATAGCATTTTCTACCGCCTCATCGACAGTACCCGTGGTATTTACTGCCTCATATAGAGCATTTGCAACTCTTGGAGCCTGCGTGAGCCTTTCTTGTCTTTGCTGTTCTTCAAACTCTGCCTGTGACCTAGCTGTTTCAAATCCTATTTCTCCAGCTTGCGTACTCAAGGGAACCCACTCTTGAGTCACGGCATCAACAATGTGAGGAACTCCAGCTATCACTCTAATTGAACGTCCAGCCGTTCTTAATGATTTCTTACCAGTATCAACAATCGTCCCATCGCTCATCACAAGGCCGATATTTCCATTCTCTAATATTTGGGTTGATTGAACTCTAAACCCACTTGCTCCTGCTACCCCCGGCCTTTCTTTCAACATCTGTAACTCAAGAGCGTGTCTGCGGTCACGTTGCGCTTTTCGAGCCGCAGCCACCGAAGCTCCAGCCTTCTCAAGACCTGCACCAATATTACCAGAGGCGATGCCAGCACCGATATTAATTAACGCATCAGACATCATCGATTTTCTTTGTCGTTCTTCGTCCCTTTGCAGAGTTTCTTGCATGTAATCTTGAAGCCCTGCATATCGTTCTTCATCCGCCCTTCTACGCGCATCTAACATTGCTTGCATAGGGGTTATTGCGTTTTCGTCCGTTGCCCCTTGTTGACTTAAACGCTCAGAATTTTCTTCTGCATACCTGCGTATGTTTTCAGGCAGAAGAGATTCATCAATTTGTTGATCCGCCGAATGAAGAATACCTGAAGTAGATACTGGCCCTTGTACATTAGGATCGATCACCTCTTCCTCTTCATTATTAATTAAACCACCATCCTGAAACCGCTTAATGAACTGAACTCCGCCAGTCTCCTGCCTTGGGTTATATCGAAACATCATTTCACTGTTTTTTCCGAAAATATTCGGCCTGTTCAAACGTAGAGTTCCTTGCTTGCTATGCACGTCCCTAAGTACAGGAATGCCCGATCTTTTTACTAGCTCATTAATGAGCTTATCCTCTGGAGTGTATTTTCCAGTCAGAACCTCCATTATTGCGCTTTGCAATCCCTCGTTGCGAGGAACCTGCCTGCCCTCTTGCATTTCTACTATCCCGCCACCGGACATCATTCCCATCTGTGGGTCTACAGGAGCGCCTGTAGTGGCCATCATCTCTGAGGGCATGGCTTGATCAGGCATAGTGGGAATCTGTGCAGGCAGTCCTGCAATTCCCTGTGGAGCAGAGGCTTCGGCAACAATCTGTTCTGAGACCGTTTGCTCTGGTTGCGTTTCTTGAGCCGCAAACCGATTACGCATTTCTTTTCTGCGCTGAATTTCTGATACGACAAGAAACTGAGGAAGCTGCCCCGAAGGTGCTTGCGCTTCCTGCAACAACACCTCATCGGGTGCGCCTTTAATAATATTTTCCTGCTCAAGAATGTTCATAAATATCCTCTATTGTGTCAGGCCACGGTACAAGCCGACACCAGCAATACCACTTCCTAGCAGCCGCTCTAATGAGCCTGGACCACCGTAGGTAGCCGTAGTCGATCCAGCTTGTATAGGCAACCCTCTTAGCATGTTGTTCAGCATAGCAAGCTGCTCTCTCGGATAGGCTTGTTGACGCAAAAAGTCCTCATAACCCATCGTGAGACCTTGTTGACCGAGCATTCTTTGCATCTCACCAGCCGCCTGCATGTTCTGCAATCGCTCATAAGCCTGACGCTGTGATTGATCTCCCAAACCACCCAGTAACCGCGAGGCTTGCAATCTTTGCGCCTCAGTAGCACGATCTTCTCCAAGACCCGCCAAGCCAAGCCTTGCTTGAGCTTGTCTTGCCCTGTCTTCAATTGCTTGGGCGCTCATTCCCATTCTGGCAGCTTGTAATCTTGCGGCTCTGTCAGCCTCAAATGCTTGTTGTGCCTGACCAAATGCCCTCTGTGAACCTCTGGCCTGTATGTCCCCTAACTGTTGGCCAAGATTGCGCTCACGCTCGGCCTGCATAATGGCTTCTCTGTAGCCACCCATACCGCCAGTCTGTGCTGCCTGCTGACCAATCTGGCTTCCCATAATGTCTGATTGTCTTGCTGCTTCACGCTTTTCAATGTCCGTTACCATCTGCTGATACGGATCCATGTAACGCTGGAGCGTTTCTGGATCAGCGACAGTGCCTGGTGCAAATCCAGTCTCTATATCTGGAGCCATGTACTGAGAAGCGACATCGTACCCTCTCCCCATTGGCTGATAACCAACTCCTGCGGCAATATCACTGGCCTGCCGAAACTGGAGAGGCGCACCGGATTGAGCCATCTGGGTCATGCCCTGCATCGCCGCCCGTTCTTCATCTGTAAAATCCATTAAACGCGAACCAGCATAGGTTTCATAAGGGCGCATGGTCTCGTAGATAGTACGTTCCATCGCCTGACGAAAATAAGGTTCAGCATACTCAGGAAGGTTGCTGGTCGTTGTTGTCATTTCTGTGGCTGGCATACGGCCACTTCCACCTTTGCTCATTTTTCAACCTCTACATTTTTTTCATAAGTGGTATATGACCGGACAAATCCATCCTGCTCCAGCCATTTCCAAAATCCATGCCTTGCGGTTCCTTCAATACCATCGCATTGATTGTCTTTAGCCCATGAATTGAAACGACCCAGCATGTCCCATACCCAACCATTAAAATTAGTACCGCCAAGATACTGCATTGCCAGCATTTTCTTTCTGGGGTAGAAAACAAACTCCGTAGTCCCTACCCCCTCGATAACTCCTTCTTCGTTAAACGCAACCCATAAATGCTGCTCTAAATTTCTGATTGACTCATACAAAGACTGCATGTCCCACCTTCCGCGAGACCTTGCAATCGCAGGAGCCAGCAATTCTTCCACATCGTCCCACAGAGTCTGCACATAATTGGGCGGTATGAGCGCGATTGTATGGGTTACTTCTCTTGGAGCATTCTGAGGCCAAACCCTCGGCTCACGCGAAATATCCTTTATCACAGGCTCTTGAACAGCAGTCTCACTCATGCTGGCATTGCTCCTCTTGGGTCGATTTCAGGTGGTTGCTCTGTCATCCCTGTTCGTGCTTGCCTGATATCAGCTAACATTCTGTCAAGCTCATTTGCTCCCGCGTCACTGCTACCGTTACCTATTCCAGAAACCACATCCGCTGGGACAATGTACTCGCCTGGCGAAACAGCTACCTGCTGTTGATCTCCGATCATTCCCATGATTTCATCGCTCATTCCATCGCCCTGACCCTCGACCATACCCTCTGTCTGAGCATTCGGTACAACTGCGGTTAAAACCTGATTCCTGAATTGTTGGAATACCTCTGGGCCAAACCGCTCAATGAAGGCTTGAATAATCGCATCAGCCTCTTCTGGTGAAACCTGACCTAAAATAGCCATCGCTGCTTGTTCCAGAAGTTGTTGTGTTTCTGGATCAATATTAGCCATAGGGTCTGCCATTGCAGGGTCTTCTAATGCGGGGTCTATGAGCATTTCAGGAACCTGCCCCATGTCCTGCATTTTGACTAAACCGCCTTTGTTAAAAGGATTGATGCCCCTGAAATCTCTTAAATCAGTAATGAAATCATAAGGGCTGTCATATTCGCCTCGTCTTGGCCTGTCTGCCAATATGCGTTGTAATTTTTCATTACTAACTGGTGGCTGTTCTACTGGTGGTGGTGGCTCAGTCGGCCTACCGACAACTGGCGGAGGCATTAGTGGAGAAGCCTGCCTCATTGCATCAAGTTCAGCTTGCAATTGATCCGCTCTGGCTTGTTCTTCTGCGTTTGGGCTTCTGGTTCCTTTCGTCAACATATCTATTTGATATTGTAGTTGCTCCGCCCTTGATGTTGGGCTTGCAGGTGGCGGAATAGGAACAACAGGAGAGGTTGCTTCAGAAGGCATAACAGGCTGGTCTATCCTTGCGGATGGCATTCTATTTCTAAACCATTCCTGTTGTGCCTGCTGATATTCTATATGCCCCCCTTCATCAGCAGGCCCGAAATCACTACGCTTGGGATAATCTGAATAATCCAAGCCCTGAAGTGCGGCAATGCCTTGATTAGTATCATAATTCTGGCCCATAGTCGGGACACCCGCTATTCCTGATCCAAGAGTGCCACCAAGAAATCGAGAATACGCTCCATCTGGCGAAACATAGCTTGGCATACCATATAATGCAGCAGAGTCAGCAGTCCCTGCCCCTGCACCAGAAGCCTCTGCTTCGGCTAATTCTTGAGCTAATTGCGCGTTTGTCGGAAGGACAGGTGCGTTAGGATTTCGAGGATCAAACACTTCGGGGAAAGGATCATTGCCAAATCTATCTGGAGTTCTGAAATATTGAAGCTCAGGATCAAAGCCAGCCCTATATCCTGAAGCAGTCAATGCCTGCATCTGTGGAGCCGATATAGCTTGCGTTCCTCTTAATCCGCTTTGCGCCTCCGATGCACTCGGCTGAAGACTATATCCCTGATATTGACCGAGATCAGGGAGCGACCCCCCAATCTGCATCCTGACAGGTTCTCCCATCAGACGAGCAAGCCCATTTTTCTTATCCGCATATTGAGCAGGGTTTAGAGAAACCAATCCCCCACCCGCTGCCATCATTTGGTTAGGAGCAAATCTTGGGTCTCTGGGGGCGATCCCCTGTGCAGGAAATCCGTAATCATAAATTCGTTGTCGCATGGCATTGTCAATTCCTTGCTCTGCCAGCATCAAGTCGTCATCTGATTCTTCATCGATAAGACTTGAATCCAAGTCCTTTCTGACATACTCACTAGCACCTATGGCAAAAGGTAAAGCGGTTCTCGGATTCATAAATTCTGCGCCAGCCGCAGCAAACGGATTTGTTGTGCCTGCCGCTACCTCTGGGAGAGTCGATGACTGTTGCATAAGATCAATAAGACCTTGTTCGCCTCCAGCACCTAATTTATTAATTTGTTGTTCAGTAAGCTGTTGTGCTACTGTTTTGCCAGTCTCGTCTTCTACAAGATGTTTTAAGACTTGTTCCCCTCCTACATTTTGTAACTGAAGGCTTGCTGCATCAATTCCTGATTGACCAAGCCCCTCTTGAATCGATTCCTGAACACCAGCCTGCTGACCAGCGCCTAAAATCTTGCTTCCGGCAAAGCTCATTAACCCCGCTGCCAATCCTTTGCCTAAATCCTTTTCAACGGCTGCTGTCAATACACCAGAACCAAGCGCACTCGCCAAGGCCGCGTTTCCAAGAGTGTTTGCAAGTAGGGCTTTACCCAAAAAACCACCAAGCAACGGAGCAAGAAAAGCAAACGCCTCTGGTTGTCCGGTAACTGGATTGAGGGGTAACTGACCGTTAGGCATTAACGAAGCAATACCCTGAACCTCAATCGGATTCATGTGTACCAGCATGGAATCGCCATAACGACCATGTTGCGCTAAGTTTTCAGCCATTCCCTGTAAAGGAGCTACATTATTCATAATCTCATCCTACTTGGTTTCTACTCCAAATAAAGTAAATGTCATATCTACTGCACTGGCATAGGTTTTAACAACATCTTTCTGTCCCAAGCAAATGCCAATAACCGCAGTAAATGTCGTGTTTGCTGCAACAGAAGTATCATAGTAAAGAAACTGCTTATCATCATCACCTGCTCCGGCAACATTGATGCGTAACCTGAACGTGATGGCAGAACCTGTCCTATTGCAAGCCGCAAATGAACTAACAGTGGTCTGTGTAAGGTCTGGGACGGTATAGAGCGTTTCTTGCGTTGTAGCCGCACAATCCAATTGACCAAGTACCTTGATGATGTCACTCACGACCCCCTCGCACCCATTAACAGGAACTGAAATCTACGCATTGCCAAAGAACCATCCTTATCTCCTTGGGTCTTTGCTAATACAACGTCATTCTTCACCTCTTGAAGCGATTGTTCAATACTTAATCGCGTTGTTGCTTCATTGTTTGCCTCATATTCTTGAGGTGCTACTGGCAATGGAATAACTCTACTTTGTGCCATTACCTTCTCCCATCCGGTCTCATATCAAAACGCAAATCACCTAACCGCCACCCATATCCGATTTCACTGCTTTCAATGCGGAAAGCAGAAGAACGAGTTCTGGCGCGTAAAAAAGCCTGTTTTGTTGAGGAGGTTACTGTTGATGTCGATAAGGTAGCGGAATCTTCCAGAGGGAAATCCTTTCCCTTGATAATAACGCTCATCGAAGCACTTCCTGTATCTCCCTTAAATGTAAAGTCAGGAATCAACTTGCTCAACAGCATGTACCGCTCGCCATCACCCATTTCTACATCCCCTGATTCAATATAGGCGGTCATTGCTGACCCATCAGCATCATGTCCACGCTCTTGGATATAGAGATAGTTGTTATCGGAACTTGTAATTACAGAAGTGGCAACCGGATAATTTTTGCTATTTGCCTCAATCCATGCGCCTCTCGTCATTGTGCCAATAGTCCAAAGTTGTTCCAGATAGTTATAAGTCACATAATTAGTATTATCTGTTTCGCCGGAGCCTATTGGGTAAAACCATGTAACCTCGTTATGGTCAGCATTAGTTGTAGCGAAAACCTTGTATGACTGATCTATGTTGATATTAGACATTACATGGTCAAGCACAGAGCAGGGGATTCTTTGCACTCCACCGTTATAAACATAGAAGCCACCACGATCCATGAAATACACGGCCCCGCCTGCGTTTACCGCAGCTTTGGGAGAAATCATGGAAATACCTTCATTGACAACGCTGAACTGAAAAATAAACGGAGAACCGATAAATCTCATGGAATGAATTCCGTCATCAGTCCAGATCAGTATTTCCTGCCTTGTCTTTAGAGCGCCAATAATCGTAGAGCCTGTACTGAGGTTTACACCACCAGCACTGTTAATCGCCGTTGGAGTCCAGTCTACCGCAGACTCGCTATCGCTCCACCTGACATGAAGCGGATCAATGGTTGACGAACCAATCGGATTAACGCCAAAACAGATAACGTGCTTGTCTACATCGGACATCATTACCTGTAACGCTATTGTTGGCGCATCAGAAGCACCTGAAACCGCAGATAGCGCAATAGCCCTGGTCGAAGTTCCAGAACTCTCATCCCAATAATAAACACCGCCAGCGCGTACATTGAAAAGCAGGTCATCGCCAAAGACATCCTGACTATACAAACGCAACTGACCAGCAGCGGAAAGGCTGCTCGCGCTGCCAAATGTGCTTGCACCCCATGTGTCAGAACCCCAACCGACACCCTGAACATAGTTAGTCAGGCCAACATTGATCTGATAAGCTCCAACAGTGCTACTCCCGCCATTGCCGCTATCGGAGCTATTAGCAGTAACAGTATCCCCAGAAGTGTCCTTTGCTGTAATTGTATAAGAGTTAGTATTTACTATGCTTGCAATCTGATATTCCTGATTAAGCACAGCAGCCGTAACATTTCCACCTAAACTAGCTGCACCTGAGAAAGTGACAAAATCTTTAACTACCGCACCATGAGATGAGTCTGTTACTGTAATTGTCGATGAGCCATTGGTTGCCGCAAATGTGACATCACCAGCACTAGTGGTAGCCCTTATGGGCGTTACATCGTAAAAAGATGACCCCTCGTTAACGTAAAACTTGAGGTGAGTTCCAAGGCCAATGTAAGCAATACCGTCAATGACTACCCAATCCTCTAAAGATCGGCATACACCAAGAAACGAATTATCACTGTATTTTTCCCAACCCCCTATCTTTTCTGGCCTGCCCTTCCTGAACCGAACTTTGTCAGAGTCATACCAGCCAGCATCAGCACTGTACTCTGTACCTTCTTTGTTAATGCCTGGCTGAAACTGTAACTTCGTTAAGGGCATTTTTACCTCATAAAACGTGGTCTACTAAAAGGAAGACTCGCTAAACCACCGGACATCAATGGATTAAATCGTTGGGATTGCATTTCCATCATTGCACGTTGAGGTTGCATAGCCATTAACTGTGGTTGCATTTGCATCATTGCGCGTTGTTGTAGACCCTGTTCAAAATTAGAAGCGACATCATTACCAATCTGTAGACCCTGCTCAAAATTAGGAGCGGCATAATTACCAGTCAATATATCCATGTTAGGGCGACCAACTGCATAATCATTTTGCTGAGGAAACTTTGCCTGCGCTAGTGGTGACGGCCCTCCAAAACCTCCTGGTGCTTGCATGTCTGCTAATGACATTCTGCTTCCGCCTTTGTTTGGATTCATTTGTGGCGATCCCATCGGCATACTAGGCATAGGGCCACCAAATCCGTTAAGAGGGCTATTTCGATATTGACCTGGCCCCTGTCCACCCAATCTTCCGCCTCTGCTCATGTCAATATTCTCCTGTTCTTATCATCTCTGTTAATGTTTTAGCTCTGTTTCCGACCTGCCCAGACCATCTGGAGTCCATAAACTGATCCGCTGCTTCGTTCCAATCCCCAGAAGCCATGCCTGCAAGCGCGTTCTTAAAGGCTCTGAGGCGTGTTTGTCCTAAATTAAAGCTAATATCAATCATTGCATCCTGCCGAACTCTATCAAGACCAGCAAACCAGTCATATTCAGAGTCCAATTCTGCATAAACACGGTCAATATCGTTCTGTAAAAGATAATCTATCTCGTCCTCAGACAAGCCAATACCACCTTCAGGGTCTATATTTCGTCCAACCCCTACAGTGATTTTGGATGCGCTGCATTCATAAGCATGGCTTTCCACGCCCTCATGCAACTTCAGCATTTCAATCAACTTTTCTCTCATTACTTTTCCTTCTTCACCCAAGCCTCATTTTCTTCTGTAGCAGGATCATCAGCGACATAATGGCCTTTGCTGTTTCTAGCCCTAACACGGTCTTCTTTGAGAATACTTTTAATCTCCTCTACAACCTCTTTATTGGCCTCACGAGGAGAAAAAAAACTAATGATTTTTTTGAAAAAATTCATTTTTGCTTTGCCTTGCCAATATTTAATGCCAGTAAATCAATCAGCTTATATAGCTTGCCGATCCAGACATCATCTTTGGGCGTAGGTGTTGAAGCTGCAATAAGACTTGCAACCGTAACAATCAGTGTAACTACAGTTATTATTTGAAAAATTATTTCCATATTTCCTCCTAATTAACAATCTCTTGTCGTGTGACTGTATTTTCGTTAAAACGATCCATGTCCCATACATTCAAGTTAGCTGCAACCGTTCTTCTTTCTCCTGGCCCTTCAAAGGGATAGACCATGTGTTGAAGCCAGCTTGGGAACATATAAAGTTTTCCTACCTGCGGTTGCAGAGAGGTAGATTGAGGTGGGCATAAACGCTCCACATCCATCAAAGAATTTTTTCCATACTGAAAACATAAGTACCCATCACAAGCTCCACTGGCATTGTAAAGGTTATAACTTGGTGTACCTGCTGTTGGTTGATCCAATATTTGCTGTGGAACCTTTGTCCACGTTGTTACCGAAATTCCCATTATCGTTTTGGTTCCATGATCGTGAATAGGGTTATAGTCCTTTTCAAAAGAATGAACCGACCAAAGCTCATCAACCTCAACTTTTCTGGTTCCAGACAGCATATTTCCAGTCTGTTGACCAAAATGTTTAAGATACTCAATGCCAAGACCACAGATCAAATCAGAAAATTCCTTTAACTCAGGAACTTCGTGATTCATCGTCAACTGTTGTCCATGCTTAATCTGTCCTACCAGAGTGCCTGCATGGGAACGGCGCTCCTTGCTCTCAAGCAACTCATCAAGATACTGATTTAGATTAACCACCATCTCTCCTGGCAGGTCTGTCTCCAGCATAAATGCTGCTGGCAATGTCCAGATATTGACGTTTATATCAGCCATTAGCTAGGAATCGAATAACTGTTATCAGGCACAGGATTGGATGTCGGATTAGTGATTACACTATCTACCTGACTAGCGAATATCTCATCCCACTTGGCTGTCGGACAAATTCCTTCAAGCTCGCTCTTAGTCCAAGAGCCTTTAGCTTTCTTAGAAAACACTGTAGCACCAGAAACAGGGTCTACGTTTTCTACTGTAGCTGAAAAAGTACCCGTGTAATAAGTAGCATCGCCTTCGCTATCGTTCTCATACTTCATTTCCAAGTCCCACTTTTCAACCTTGCTCGACTTAACGTGCGGCACGGCCTTAGTGAGTGTTTTCGTGACTGCCATCTTAATCTCCTTGACATTTACATTTAGGCTGCGCTTTCAATTCCTCTACTTGCGCAGACAGTTCTTGAACCGCATTTACGAGATACCAAGTTATGTTCTCTGGATTAACGCTCTTGGCTCCTGTGCTTTCTTCTTTAACCACATCAGGCAAAACAGTTTCTATTTCTTGAGCAATAACTCCGACCTGAACACCTTGAGTGTCAATCGCTGCATGTTTAGGCAACTCAGTCACTTCCTCTGGCGTTCTGTACTCAAAGTTTCTGACTTGTATCTGATTGAGCTTACTTAAACCTGTTGAGTTATCCGATATGTTTTTCTTGATTCGCTCATCAGAAGTCGTACTCCAAGAAGATTGGTTATTCGAGTTGTATGGAACGCCCTCACTATAGAATGTTGTATCTCCTTTTGAGGTTAAATTTGTTCCGATTACGATCTGATTGGAAGCGTCTGAAGCAGAAACATCATTGTAAGCACCAATAAGCGTGTTATCACCTCCGGTTGTCAGGTTGACATCATGTGTTCCTGCCTGATACCCAATGAGGGTATTAGCACCTCCTGTCGTGACAGCATCCCCTGCTAGAGAGCCTACACAAACATTGTAATCTGCTGTGGTGGCCGCGCTTAAAGCATCTCTGCCTACCGCAGTATTCGATGCTCCTGTCGTACTCGCGTCTAAAGCGTAAGCCCCCACCGAAGTATTCGATGAACCCGTAGTGTTTGCGGTTAGAGCAGACGCTCCGACAGCCGTGTTATTATCTGCCGTGGTGTTTGCCCCTAATGCACTAGCACCAAGAGCAGTGTTGTAGTCTCCGGTGGTGTTGGCATCTAGTGACGAAGTACCAATAGCGACGTTACCAGTTCCTGTGGTGTTGGCAATCATAGCTTGTATGCCGATCGCTGTATTCTCACCACCAGTTGTATTTGCTGTTAAGGCATCTACACCAACTGCCACATTGTAATTTCCTGTGGTATTAGCTGCTAAAGCGTCTTTACCTACTGCTACACCTGAATGACCTGTGGTGTTTGCGGTTAAAGAGTTATAACCAACCGCTGTGTTGTCAGATGCTGTCGTGTTGGCATCTAAAGCATAGGCTCCAACGGCTACGTTAGAAGCTCCCGTTGTATTTACCAATAAAGCACTAGAACCAACGGCTGTATTATCACTTGCAGTGGTCGTTGCTCCACCAGCATTATCACCTATAAAAGTATTGTCTGATCCGGTCGTTACCGCATCGCCTGCTGCGTCACCCACCGCCACGTTATCCGTACCGGAAGTATTAGCCCCAAGAGCATCTGATCCAATTGCTATATTATTACTTGCTGTTGTCACAGCATCTAGCGCACCAGAGCCTATAGCGATATTGTCACTCCCTGTTGTTATAGCTCCACCGGCACTGTCGCCAATTAAAGTGTTTTCATTCCCAGTCGTGATTGCGTCACCTGCTTGAAAGCCCACCGCTACATTATCAACTCCCGTGGTAGCTGCTGTAAGAGCCTGATATCCCACCGCCAC